CACAAAACTGCGAGGACGAAGATTGAATAACAGCTATGGTTGCGCCTATTATCCATGGGTAAGGGTAGACACACCCCAAGCCACCGGCATTTATATGCCACCATCTGTCGCAGCTATTGGCGCAATGGCAGGTTCGGATAGACAGTCTTTTCCTTGGTTTGCTCCTGCTGGATTTAATCGTGGAGGTCTAAACCCACTTGGCTCAAGTGAGTCTGGTCTGTCAGTTGTTGGAACAGAAGAACACTTAACAAAGAAAAATCGAGACTCTTTGTATTCAAACAATATCAATCCAATCGCTCGATTCCCAGCAACAAATGACATTGTTGTATTTGGTCAAAAAACTCTTCAACAAACCCGGTCTGCATTAGATAGAATTAATGTTCGACGAATGATGATTTATCTTAAGAAGCAAATCGGAGCAATTGCTGATCAATTCCTGTTTGAAAGAAATAGTAACGAAGTTTGGCTATCTTTCTCTTCACAAGCAAACAGAGTTTTGGATGCTCTCCGAGCGGATGGTGGAATTAGCGAGTACTCACTAATTTTAGATGAAACCACCACAACACCTGATTTAGTAGACAGAAACATTCTGTATGCAAAAGTATTTGTAAAACCTGCAAGAGCAATTGAATTTATTGTTGTAGATTTTGTAATTACAAGAAGTGGTGTTGATTTTGGTAGCGTTTCTTATTAAGTAACTAGTTAAAGGTATTGAAGCTTAGGAGATTAATCGTATGGCAGGATTTTGGGAATCAGGTACAGAACCAAAAAGAAACTTTAGATATAAAGTGTCCATTGAGGCTTTTAAAGAAGTAGCAAAAGATCCAAACACTGCGTCTAAAAACCTATGGTTTGCAAAAAAAGTCACAAAACCTTCTTTCACTGTTGGGGAAGTTAAAGCTAATTTTGTTGATAAAACCTTTTATTATCCCGGAAGAGTTGAGTGGAACACTTGTGAATTTACCCTTTATGATCCAGCCGACCCCAATGTGGTCAATCGCATGGCCCAAATGTTTGCCAATTCAGGCTATTTTATACCGGGCGCCGGCCCAAATGGCGAAGAAGCCGTTAGTATTGACGCTAACTATGGCTCAACAGCCAAAGTAAATGCAGCAAATAATTCAAAATCTTTAGGTGATGTCAAAATCATTACAATCAATGAAGAGGGCCATCGCTTAGAAGAGTGGTGGCTAAAAAACAGTTTTATCAAAAGTATGAAATTTGGAGATTTAAGTTATGATTCAGATGATATGCTTGAAGTTACTTTAGAAATAAGATATGATTGGGCTGAGTTGTGGTCATACGAGATTAAGACCGACGTTGATGGTAACAAGGTAGAAGGCACTACAATATTTAAGGCTTTTGCCAAATCAAAGGGTAAATTCCTAAATGCTGACGGATCAGTTCGAGACACAAAAATAAAATATAAATAACCATAATAGGAGAATATTAACATGGCACAAGGATTTTGGGAAGCAACAACAGAACCAAAAAGAAATTTTAGATACAAGGTATCAATTGGAGGCCTAGCAGCGGTCTCCACCACAGGCGCCACTGCGCAAGCTTGGTATGCAAAAAAAGCAACCAAACCTTCTTTCACTGTTGGGGAAGTTAAAGCTAATTTTATTGATAAAACCTTTTATTATCCCGGAAGAGTTGAGTGGAACACAGTGGAAGTTGTGTTTTACGATCCAGTTAATCCAAATGCAGTTAATCATTTAGCACAAATGTTTGCAAACTCAGGATATTTTATTCCAAGTGGTGTATCTGATGATGAGAACTATGGCTCAACAGCCAAATCTAATGCTACCAGTACTAACAGCGTTGGTACTGTCACAATCACTTCAATCGACGAAGACGGTGGAGAACTAGAGAAATGGACTCTAAACAATGCTTTTATTAAAAGTATGAAATTTGGAGACTTAAGTTATGATTCTGATGACTTGTTAGAGGTTTCCGTTGAGTTTAGATATGATTGGGCTTCATTAGAGTCTGGTAACAATAGTTTGTTTGGCAAGACCGCTGGTAAAGTAACTGACCAACAGTTGTCATAACAAGGAAGGCTTTCGTGAGTGTAGCTGAAGGATATTGGGACCCAAGGTTCGAGCCGGCAAGAAAAAACCGGTTTCGTGTTGTTTATGTCAAAGCCTCCGCAGCCGAAGGGTCTGCACCAGTTCTACAATCGAGTTATTGGTGGTGGGCACAAGCAGTCACCTTGCCTTCATTTGAGATAAATGATGAAACCTATCAATTGGTCAATAGAAAGTTTAGATATCCCGGGCTTTTAACATGGAATGATGTTCAGATAACCTTACACGAAAAAGGAGACCAAGCGAACTTTATTGTCAATGATCTTCTTGCCAAAGCTGGTTACTACTGTGGTCCCGGTGCCGATGGTTGCCAAGACCAAGGAATATTAAAAGGTGGATTTTACAACAACGGCGACCTATTTATAGAAGAGATTACTCACGAAGGCAAAACACTTCAAAAGTTTGATTTGAAAAATTGGTTTATTAAAGGTGCTAGCTTTGGAGAACTCTCCATGGATTCAGATGAATTTCTGACAGTCCAATTAACTATAGGGTACGACTGTGCCTTTGTATCAACTACTTTAAACATAGAATGAGGTGAAAATTGAGTAGAAATAATAATAATAGAACCGGCGCAGCCCCTTCTGCTGACACCGCTTCTGCTGTAGAGGCTGCCGAGCCAAGTACGGAAACAAGATCACCATTGGAGTTTGTTACTCCTACTGATTTTGTAGAACTCCCTTCAAGAGGTAAAGGGTATGCCCCTGACCACCCTTTGCATGGAAAAGAAATGTTAGAGATAAAATATATGACTGCAAAAGAAGAAGATATTCTTACTAGCAGAACCTTAATAAAGAAAAATCTAGCATTAGAAAGATTGTTGCAAAGTTTGATTGTTGACAAGAGCATTAACACTAAAAGTATTTTAACCGGTGACAGAAATGCCATCGTTGTGGCTGCACGAAAATCTGGCTTTGGTGCTACATATGAAACCAAAGCAACCTGTCCTGCTTGTGGTCATTCATCTCGTCAAGATTTTGACTTAAACAGCCCCAAAATTAATTTTGGCGAAGTGCCTTCGATTGGTGATATAACGGAAACCCCAAATGGTACTTATTTGGTTACAACACCGGTTTCAAAGTTCAAAGTTGAACTTAAATTGATGACGGGAGAGGATGAATATATCATTGCCAATACAATGAATCAAGCGAAGAAGTTTAACCAAGAGGTTAACATGTCAGCCCAGTATAGACAAATGATTGCCTCGGTTGAAGGACATACCGAAAGTCAAGTAATTGACTATTTTATCACAAATGCTCCTTCAAGGGATACAAGATTTTTGAAAACCGTATACCAATCACTAAATCCTGACATTAGAATCGTAAAAGATTTTACATGTCCGTCTTGTCAACATGAACAAGAACTGGAGGTGTCCTTCGGGACAGACTTTTTTTGGCCTGACCGATAAGTATAGTGAGTCTGTTTATGATCAAATATTTCTTTTGAAATATCATGGCGGCTGGTCTTTTATTGAAGTATATAATTTGCCAATTGGTTTACGTCGATGGTTTTTAAAAAGACTTGAACAACAGTTTAAAATGGAAAAAGAGGCTCAACAAAAAGCTAATAAAAATTAATTTACTTAACTTGCCCTTTAAGGGCATTTTTTATATCAAACTAGTTATTTATACCACGGAGGGTGTCAAAAAATGGTTATTGACTTTACAAATGAAAATCTTTTAACAGAAGATTACTTAAAGGCCGTCGGTGCATGGACCAAATGGATGCTTGGCAGAATGTTTGGTAGTGATCTTCAAATCGGTGCAAAGCTAAAAGAAGAAGAGGGTGACGCAAAAAATGCAAATTTTGTTATTCGAGGTAAATATCGAGATGTAAAAGCTTACGCTCAAGCTATTGGAAGAGAAAAAGAATATATTATAGCATACTCTAAGCACGGAGCAGATGATCCTAAAACTGCAAAGGCAAAAGCAGAACTTGATTCTGCCACCAATCATTTCACCAGACTCACAGGTGTTGAGTGGCCATTTAAATAAGGTTAATTAATTAATGTCAAAAGAATTAGAAGGAATAGTTGAGGAGTTTGCTAACAAACTACTAAAGGCACTTAAGGGAACTGGCGCTTCCCCCGAGTCATCAGGTGGAGATGATGCTGATAAGGCAGATAAACCCACCGGCGGAACTTCAAAGATTAACTTGGGAACAAAAGACCCGGCCGAAAGGGCTGAAGAATTGGCTTCGATGGGAGAGGAATTGAGACTCCAGCTTCAGCTAAATGAAGCTCATGCAGATTTTTTTGAAATGAAAGAGGGCGCACTAGATCTTTTAGAGCATGAAAAAAAAGTCAAAGCAGAATTAGCGGAAGCAATCAATGATGACAATGCCGAAGTAACTAAAGCTTTAAAAGCTGAGTTGGCCAACATCCAAGGTATATTGGGGATTTATAGGCCATTTCTCGATGGGAAAAAGAAAGCTTCAAAGCTTAATAAAGAAATGAAGCGAACCTCTGATCGATATTTTGACTCTTTGGCTTCGAAACTTGGCCTGACTACCAAACTACAAGATACCTATATTGGAAAGTTTATGAACTTTTCAAAATTACTTATGGCAAAAGGTGGAGCTAAAACATTTATTTCATCTCTAGCTACGGCATTGGTTAATTTGCCTCTTAGTATACTTGATTCAATAATAAATACAACAATAGAGATGATGTTTGCTTTTGACAAAGCTGCATCTGCTTTTGCGGGATCAACAGGATTTGCAGACAAATACACTCGTCAGATTATGGCAGGTGCAAAAGCAAATATCCGCCTAGGCATAAGCGCCGACGACATGAGCAAAGGTATGATGGCAGTTACATCAGTTATGTCCAATACTTCTTCTATGTCAAAAGATGTAGTTACATCACTAGCTGAAACAGCCGCTCAATTAGAAAAGATTGGCGTTTCAATGGAAGACACCGCAACCGCAATGAAACTATTTGTTAATGTTGGTGGCGAAACAGAAAAAGAAGCTATGGATATGACAAAGCAATTGTTTCAAATGGGAAAGGCCATCGATGTTACAGCCCAGAAAATGTCAAAAGACTTTGTTATGTCCATGAAAACTTTGTCTGTCTATGGTACTTCAAAAGCCAAAGATATGTTTTTGAAATTAACAGCCGCCGCTAAAGCTTCTG